AGTTCCTCTTCAATGGTTGTGTGATTTTCCAGTTTTTTTCTGGTAAGTTTCGAGGCAGGGACTCTATATGCGAGTTCGGTCTTGGGGCGGTCCATACCGTCTTGGATCGGTTTGAAAAAGAAGGGATAGTTAACTGATATTGGTACCACCTTGTCAGTAAACATCTTTTTCGCATCAGCTCCAGTTTTAGATAATATTCCATATCGTGAATCTGAGGATATAGTGGCCTGGTGTACCAATTCTGAGGATGCCATGAAAGAAAATCCCGATCGACGGTTCTTAAGGTAGCACATTCCATAACACCTAGTATCGGATTTACACGCTTCCCAAAAAATAAAGAAAAGTCTGTTTGCTTCTCTAAACTCTGGTTTCCCAACATCAATCTTGGTCCACTGCAAGTACATATAATGAGAACCAGTAATATAAGTAGAAATACCTTTGTTATAAAACCAAAAGCCTTCTTCGCGTCTTTTAAATTCTTCATCAATGTAATCATACCATTTATCTTTAAAATCTAAGGAAGTGTTATTCCAATCAAAAACTGTTTTTAATCTTTCTAAAGATTTTGGATAATCAAATACTTCCCAATATTGTTCTTCTTTTTTGTTTGCTCTTTTATATGTTTTTTCTTCTAACGGTAAAGCAATTTTGAGACCTTGGATTTCATATATTTCACCAATTTGGCCACTTTTGCTGATAACCACGATATCATTTTCTTGATCGTACCCATATTTCCATTTTTTATATCTATTATTTCTTTTTATTATGTTTGGTTTAATATGATCAGATAAAATTTTATATAAAGTTTGTTGATACATTATTTTGATCTACCTTCAGCAAAACCTTTAAAGTTATTGCTACGATTTTCTTTTTTAATTTCTTTTAACATATTTTCTTCTTCTTCTATACGGTTTAATATTTCAAAAGCATCAAATACTGCTAATTTTTTTGTAGCCGCGGCATTTTTTAATCTATCGGCTGAAACATCATCTTCTGAATCTACAATTTTTTCTTTAGCAACTTTAATTAATTCTTCAACTGCTTTTTGCCCAGCTTGGATTATATTCTTTTTGGTTTGCTTTGTGTTCATATTTAATTACAATATCATTTGATTCCATACAGTATAAAAGTTCATTATCAACAATAAACTCAAACTCCCTCATTGGTTTAAACCCTACCATATCTCCTGGAGTAATTTGGAGTGCTTCTAATGAACTATTACCATATTTTAATATACCTTTATTCTTTAAAAGTTTTTCCCCCTCTAATAAAGGTTTTACAAAACAATAATCTTCATTAGTAATCCATGAATTTTTATAATACATATAAATTTGAAATGGAGTGGCAAAATATAAATTGTCTTTAAAATATTTAGTACTATTTACAGATTTACCTTTCATGTTATAATACCTTCTAAATAAATTATGATGTACTATAACTTTATCTCCTTTTTTTATATTAGTGTTATAAATTAAAGGTACGCTAACAACTTCAGCTTCTCTATTTACAAATTTATGACTAGATATTGTAGAATTAACAATTAATTCTTGTCCTTCTATATTAATTTTGTTTTTATATCTTTCACCAATAGGTTTTATAATAAATTGATATAAACTATTCATTAATATTCTAAATCATATTCAACAGATATAGCCATTTGAGAATTAAATTTTTTCCAAGGTAAAATTTCATCTCCTTTTTTTATAAATATATTATAAGATTGTTCTTCTTCATCATTTAAAATATGAGAAATAGTATGACCACCATACACCTGTTGTCCAACAGCATAGTGCATGGCATCATTTTTATAATCAGATCCAATACTGATTTTTCTTATAATACTACTCACTATCTTTTGTTTCTTCAGATTTAGGAGTGTCAATCATTGTATAACTACCGTCTTCAAGACTAATATTTATACCACCATATTGCTCTTCTAATTTAGTTTTAAACTCCTCTGCATCTTGAACTACACCGGCATATTTATGTAAAAGACCGTGTTTTTGTGTTTCTATAAAACCAATTTCTTTAAGATATTTAGTTATATCTTCTTGTTGTTGTTTTATAGTAGTTAATTGTTCTGCAGTAATTTTACCCGCAACTTTATTTTTTTCATCACAAGATGAACATCCTTCTTTTTTTGTTTCTTCTTTTTCCATTTGAGTTAATTTAATTTAATTGTTTTTTATTAATATAATGCTACCATTTCTGTAGCAGTTGTAGCTGAATCAGTTGTATAAACTTTTCTAACTAACATACTTAAAGTGGTTCCAGCTGGAATACTTTGTACTATAACTGTTTGATTTGGTGGTGCAGAAGCAAATTCTACTTTAATATCACCTGTACCTCCTACATATAATACAAATCCTCCAAAACCAGGTTCTGCTTCATACACAGCATTAGTACCAGCATCTCCACCACTAGTTGGTGCTTGTAAATCAGTTCCAGCTAATGCTATTTCTAATGTACCAGTAATGTTAGTTTGTCCAAAAGCTGTATTTAAATCTGATGCGGTAAAAATAATAGTTTGTGTAGCAGCACCCATATTAGGACCTGCTCCTGGATTAAGAGGTGCACCTACAGCTGCGCCTTGATTTAATCCATCTGGCCTTGTTTGTACCACTCTTACATTTGTTATAGCACCAGCACTGTCAGTTTCAATAGTGTACCATGCTCCCCATTGTTTATTTTGAGTGTTACTTGCTGAACCTAAAAAAGTACCTCCAGAAGCAAAAGCTGTAACAGTTTGAGCGACTGCAGCTATATTTCCTGTAGTATCTGTAAATTGTCCTACAGGTATACCAGCTGAACTAGCACCAGGAGCTCTTAAAGTAGCTACAGTTCCAATAGATACAGCATGGGTAGCAGCATCGCTTAAATTTTTTTGATATATTCCCATTTTTTTTATTTATTTATGTTTATTGTTTCCAAATACTTTTTCAACTCCACGAGAACCGAAATAACCTCCGATAACAATGGATAGAAGCCCAGTAATAGATTCTAATGGATAGTGTAAATACCATCCTATAACGTAACTAATTGTTAAAAATATTAATGTTAATGGACGAACATTAGCAGCAAGCCACGCTCCTGAACGAGCATCTGCAACCCACCGTCTTGTTGTTCCATCAATTTCAGCTCTTTCTATTGTTAGTTTTTGTAAAGCAATTTCTTTATCTCCTTCAGATAAATCCTTATTACCTGTTATTAATTCTGAAATAACGTTACCCGGTAATATTGCATCTCCAACAATACCTAAAATACTAGGTGCTTTTTCTATTAAGAATTTTCCTACACCAGTATCTTTAAAAGCTTTTTTTTTACTCATTTATTTTTTACCTAAATGACCACCTCTACCCATTCCTTTTTCATCGTGTGAAATTGGATCATATTTAATTTCAGGATTACCTCCTAAATTATTCATATGTTTAAGAATTGGGTGTACTTGACCTACTGATTTATTTCCTTTTCCCATTTTGTTTTTTTTTATGCGTGTTTATGTGCTCTTTTTTCCCAAGCTAAAGCAGAACTACCTTCTTTCATTTTAGATCGAGGATGACATTTCCATTTATCTTTAGTGCTTTTACGAGTGTAAACACACTTGTCATCATAATCTAGGATCCCCATTTTTATATCATTTATATGATAGTCTTCATGAGCAATAACTTCTTCTCGTTGCTTAGGGTTTCTTATTTTTTTATTTATTAATATATTTCCATTTCTATCAGCTTTTCCAAGTATACCTTCTTCCATTTCAACTTCATGAACTGGAGCTGTTGGTTTATATGGAGGTTCACCTAGTTTAAAAGCCATTATGATCTTGTTGAATATGGAAACATTTTATTTAATGCATCTCTTCTTTGTTGACATCCACAAGGAATATTAAGACCTTCAGAGACAGAGTCAACGATGGTCTTAATACCTGTTTTAGTGGTAAACTTTTCAATAGAATCGCCTAATCCTCGTGATTTCATCAACTAATTATTATGCCCACTGAATATCACTCCAATACATTTGAAGAGGAGTTGCAGCTTGATCTTTACCCAATTGCGCACTAGCTTTTACACCACCTGGATTAGCGGTCATTGCTGATTTTACAGCATCTCCTAATGGAGCACCAGTTGAATTAGTTGGGTTTACCTGTGAACTAGTAGAAGTACTAGCTGTAAGTGTAATTAGATCTTTTCCACTAGGTACTGCGTTTAATTGTACTTCTAAAGTTTGAGCAGCAGTTTGCTTTATTTCCGAAATAACATCTACGTTAATTAAATGTTTTGTATTTAAATAACTAGAAGCATTACCCATAACGTTAAATTCTATAAATTTTGCCATTTTTTGTTTGTGTTTATGTTTATGTTTGTGTTTGTGTTTTGGTTAGATTTATACAGTTCTATTCTGTTTTAAGATATAGTAATCATTAGGCAGTCCCGATATTCTTTATAGATTCATCTATTTCTTTACTTGAAGTTAAACCATGTTTTTTTCTTAATTTCTTTACAGTATCTCCAAGTTTAGTAGTATCAACCATTGCTTCATTTTCTAATAAGGACTTTGGCGTAGGAGAGGTTGTTTTTGCATTCATTGTAGCTGAAC